CTGCCCTTTCTGTATATTCAGAGTTGTTCTATCCGTGTCATTCAATACATCGTTCAGGGTTTGTTCACTTGTTATCAGGTCAACAATCGCTTGATTTCCTTCATCCATCGCTTCTGCTAGTGCTGCTTGTTGAGTTTCGTTTAGTTTGAGACTTGCAGCAGTAGCAATTAATCCTAAAGTATATTGTTTTTCTTCATCAATTCTTTTCTGACCAATATCAGATAATTCTGACATTCTATTTGCGTAGTCAGCATTTGATTCTCCTGCTTTCTGTGTTGCTGTTGCTACACCGAATGTCTCTGTTACTATCTGTTTTTTGATAGCAAGTGCCTCTTGTTCTACTCTATTCTGCTCAGCCTCAGCATCAGTATCCTTAGTTGTTGCATTGAAACTTTCTTCAAATGCTTGTGCGTTTGATTTCAACACAGTCTGCAAGTTCTCCTTTGCTATAATCTGTTTTTGTGTTGTTGTAGCATCATCTTTTGTAGCAGCATGATAATTCATGTAATTATTTTTGAATATCTCATATGCATCTGCAACTCCAACAACACTCTTCTCCAATTTCCCATCCTGCCACATCTTGAACCTATCTCCAATTGGTAACTTGGCAATCTCAGTAGCCTCATTCTTTAATCTCTCTGTTTTTTGTGCTAATGCATCCATATCATCTGCACCTGTTGCAACTGCTGCAACTTCATTTGCAAGATTATTGAATTGTTCTGCGGCTAGTGCTGCATCATCTTTTGCCTGAACTATTTGTTTATCAAGTGCTGTTATTTTTTCAGTATCAGCAGGTGCTTCTTGGAACATTCCTCCAAATCGTCCCTGTCTCCTTACATCAGCAGGTTTAGTAGGTGTGACTGATGCTTCCTTCTCTGCTTCAAGTCTATCAACTTTCATTTGTGCGAGTATCATCTTTTGTTTTGCTGCTAAAACATCAGTGCTATGCACAATTCCTCCTACTGCATTTTTAACAGAGATAGCAGCAGTATCAACAGCATCACCCATACCACGTCCCCATTCCAATGTGTTTTTACCTGATTCATCGAATGCTGTATTCATATCTCCTAGAGAACCTTCTATCTGGTTGGTGTTTGTCTCAGCAGCCTCTGCTGTATTCATAAAGTGTTCTGCAATCAAACTGATTGCTGTAATCGCTAAACCAACACCTGTTCCTATTAAGAGACCTTTCATTGCAAGAGACAGTCCTCTGGTTGCTACTGCTGCACCTTCCATTGGTGCTTTTAGATTACCTATACCCTGACCTAATAGCAATGATTGCTCTCTGGTCTGAGCCATTACTGCACCTCCACCACTGAATGAACTAAAGAAATTCTTGATTGATGGTATTACGCCACCCATACTTCCCCTTAGATTTGCTACGAGTTGAACTATTGAACCACCTGCTGCGATTGCTTGTGGTCCTACCTGTGATGCAAATGCACCCCATGCCTCATTAACGTCCTGTTGCAGGTCTGCATTTCTCTCCTGCGCTACTGCTAGTTTGCTATGACCATTGGTTATTCGCTCATCAAGTATAGCCAACTGTTCAGCAGAAATATTACCTTTAGCAACAGCATCAGCACGTCTTTGAGTTAGAGTAGCAATTGTTGTTTCTAATGTAGAGACTCTTGTTGCAGCAGCATGTGCGCGAATCTGAACCTTCTCTAATGAATCATAAGCATTGTAAACTCCCCAGATGCTAGCGGTTGCTACGGAGAATGATGTAGCATTCTGTGAAAATGCTGTTCCTACCTGTGTAAGTTTTGCACGGAATCCTGTAACCTTAGTATCAGCATTGGTTACAGAGTTAGCAAAATTTCCAAATGCATCAGCACGGAATCCTTGTTCCATTTGCTTTACGCTAGACGTAACCTGACCTGTGGATGTCCTCATAGCATCCATAGTCTTGACTATCTTTGTTCCAGATGCTATTACTGATTCAGCATTCTGAGCATCATAACGAACAACGATAGGAGCAGTATCTGCCAATTATAAAATTAGTTGGCTAGATGATTATCTAATAACCAACCAATTAACGCTGTGCGCCACCATATCTTGTCGGAAATCCAAACTTCTGTTGTCTCCCACTAGGCTTTAGTCTTTGTCTGAATGATGAAATTGTAGTGCTATCCTTTGAATATACATATCTGGTCCTTCCACCAACTTTCATTTTATACAGATATTTGTGAGAAGTAGAACCCTTTCCTGAAGTCCTTGGAGCAGTTGGAGGCTTGACCTTCTCACCCTTGGTGATGGCTATAGTGTATTTGAGTAATTCTGTTTTCAGTAACTTACCTCCCATAATAGCAGCAGGTCTAAAGAAGTTAGCACCGGGAACACGGGTTCCGTTTTTCTTTGTATATCCGTATTCCACAGCAGAGGCATATGGAGCAACTGCTGCAACCTCACCTGAAAGTTCATTGTTCATGTAGTAGACTATTGAATCTCTCAGTCTACCGGTCCTTACAGGTGCTGCTGCCTTTGCTTGATTTGCAACAATAGAACAAACATAATTTATTACCTCACCAATCTCATGGTTCTGTAATCCTATTTCGACATTCTTCAGTCTAGCAATGTTCTCTTCAACACCACTGACCTTTATCGTAAACACAATTCAATTGTCCCTCATATTGAGATTTAATAACCACGTCTACCTTTACGATGTTCACTCTTTATTTTCTCAAAATCATTAGCAGCATCCTGATTCTTTGCTTGTTTATCTCTGAGTCTCAACAACTCTTTATTAAATAAAGGCATCAGCGCATCTATTTCTTCATAATGTTTGTATCCTAGTTCCCATGGGACCTTCTCATAGCGAACATACAATCTTGCTAGTTTGAGATACCAACGGGTCCTAATAGATGGTATTGTTATATCTTTGCTTCTAAACCAATCTCTAAGGACCCTTCTTATTTTGGGGATTTTACTCCCCCTTTATACAGAGCAACCTCTGAATAGTTTATGATATCATCAAATACGATTGATTTGATATCCTCATCAGTTGCACCAAAATATGCCTTGAATACTGCAACCCAGTAATCCTGAACAGCCTTTTGCCATCTTGCATGTTTATTCTGCCATGTCCTATTTGATGCATACTTTGAATAAGAGTCCTCCTCTGTATCAGGATGTATTCGTGTGTTTGCTATTATCCTGTCTACTCTAGCACCTTCTTCAATTAATGCAAAATGTGTATCCTGTTTTTCTCCTTCTAAAAATATGAACTCATCTTTTTCCTGAATAGTTGCTGATACATATTTGAATTTCTTTGTTGTTGTCATGATTTGTCCATCATTATCACGTTTCCAAATCATCTTCTGAATGGTAACTCCATCAGACCTTTGATGTTCTTCTATACGTTCAACAACACGCATCTTTATATCGAATACCTCTCTCTCCGATTGTTTTATTTTCCATATCTTTCTAGCATATACCTGATATGCATCATGTTTTGTAAGTTGGTCTCCTACTTCTTTTATTGATGGAAGTAGTTTTAACGCATCGAAAATATCCCTTACATCATCAGCACTTGATAAATCAAGATTAGGTATACTGTCTAAATCTGGTTTGTCAGGTTCTTTAGGTTCTGGTTCTACGCCCTGTCCTAATTCTTCTATTAATTCATCTTCTGTCTTGGCATCCTTCTCACCCTCTCTAAACTGTGCTAACTGTTTCTTTACGTCTGAACTCAATAAAAGAGAGTTGAAAAGTGTGGTAAATAAAGTTTAGGAGGCAACAGTCAGTGCTGTTACATCTATTGTTTTTGCTACTCCAACTAGAGACTCTTTGAATATATCTCCTGTTCCTGCATCTGTATCAGTTGAGTATGAGTTGAATTTGCATGAGCCTAGAGTTATCAGTATTGGTGTAGTGAACAACTGCATCGTGATTGTTCTTGCAGTCATTCCCTTTACATCACCGATTAATGATGAGTCTTTTACCCATGTATCAAAGTTGAATGCAATACGTCTGAATCCAGACCTGATAGTTCTTGGAGGTGCAACACCAAGAGGCATTACTTCTAATGCGTTTCTTGTTATTTCGATTGTTCCTTTCTCAATATCTCTTGCAGCAGCATTGTAAAGGAAGGGAGTAGCAGAACCTGAAGTGAGGTGAGTCCATGGACTCGTAGTAAGAGCAGGTGCATAAACTGATGATGCACCAATAGCAGTATCAGTTGCTGCTTGTGTAAGCCAGTCAGATGATGACATGGCTTTCATGACACCGGTTACTGTTACACGTTTGTCTAGGTTGATTGTGCATCTGTCAGCAACACAGCCATAATAGATTTTAGTATTAGCAACATTGTCAATCCTTCTGCTCCATAGGATTGTGTTACCTTTATCAATTGAACCTGCGCCACCACCGGCAGGTTGAGTAAAGTATCTCAAAAATCTTGTATCAATAAGTAACCAATTGAGCGTAATCATGTTATGCTCTTCTAACTTTTGGTCATCATAGATATCTTCGATACCAAGTAGAGGAACTTCCTCATGTCTCATTGGAATAC